TAATTTTACATTAACAACAGATGGAACATATTATATTAGAATTGAAAACAATGACGGTCTAGCCGTTCGATCCTCAACAGCAGTATTAACGGTATCCGATGCACCGACTTGGACTACTGCAGCAGGTACATTAGGTACAATTGAAGGAGATTTTTCAGGAACCGTTGCAACAGTTGTAGCAACATCAGATTCAGCTATCACATATAGTGAGACTACAAACGTATTAACTAACGCATCTTTGGCAAATTGTACTTTAAATTCATCTACAGGTGTGATAACAACTACTGACTTCGGTGGTGCAAGTACCACTGCAACAACATATACATTTACATTAAGAGCAACAGATGCTGAAGGTCAAACAGCAGACAGACAATTTAGTTTGACATCATCATATGCTGCAACAGGAGGAGCACAGTTTAACTAATGGCTAGTACATATTTAACAAGAACACCTGCAAGTACAACAAATACAACAACTTGGACTTGGAGTGGTTGGGTAAAATTAAATAAAATAGGACAGGCATGGTTTTTTGGTGCTTACAGTAGTGCTTCACTTAATACTAAAATATATTTAGATGGTAGTAATAACCTAAATGTTCACTTAGAAAACGGCACAGCTTATAGGGCTCAAACAGATGCAGTTTTAAGAGATTTTTCAGCTTGGTATCATATAGTTGTTGCAGTAGATACAACACAAGCAACAGCATCAAATAGAATAAAAGTATATATTAATGGGACTCAACAATCTCTAACAGCAGAAGGAGGTGGTTATCCACCACAAAATTATAGTGGTATAGTTAATAATAGTTCATATGAACACAATATGGGATATGACGGTGAAAGTGGAGATTATTTTCAAGGCTCAATGTCACACATTAATTTTATAGATGGAACAGCTTATGATGCTACAGCATTTGGAGAATATGATGCCAATGGTGTTTGGAAAATTAAAACTTCTCCATCAGTTACTTATGGAACTAATGGTTTCTTTATTTTAAAAAATGGTAATAGTGTTACTGACCAATCTGGTAATAGTAATAACTGGACAGTTGCAGGTGGTACATTAACGAATACTGAAGATAATCCTTCAAATGTTTTTTCAGTAGGAAATAGTTTAATACCATCATTAACTACTTATTCAAATGGGAATCTTACTGTTAGTAATGGTGCATCTTGGAAATCAAGTGGCTCAACTATAGCTGTTACGCAAGGTAAATGGTATGCAGAAATGAAAGTAGATACCTTTGTTGCAGTTGGTATGTTCTTTGGTGTTGAAGATATGGATTTAGTAAACATATGGTCACCATCTTATGTTGGAACTTCTGTTAATGGCAGAGGTTATTATTATAATGGTAATGTTTATAGTAACGCTACTATATCTTCTTATGGTTCAAGTTATACAACAGGAGATATTATTGGTTGTGCTTTAGACATGGATAATAAGTTTGTATATTTTTCTAAAAACGGTGTTTTCCAAAATAGTGGCGACCCTACAAGTGGTGCTACTGGAACTGGTGGTCTAACATTAGGAGGAACAACTTATTGTATTGGTTTTTCTGTTTATAATTCTACTGTAAGTCTTAACTTCGGTAATGGCTACTTCGGAACTACAGCAGTAGCTAGTGCAGGAACTAACGCAAGTGGTAATGGAATATTTGAATATGATGTTCCAACAGGTTATACTGCTTTATCAACCAAAGGATTAAATTTATAATGGCTTACACTACAATTAAAAAACCTTCTGATTATTTTAATACTAAACTTTATACAGGTACAGGTGCAACACAATCTATTACAGGAGTTGGTTTTCAACCAGATTGGGTTTGGATTAAACAAAGAGATACAATTAGGTTTCATTATATATTTGATAGTATTAGAGGTGCAACAAAAAAATTACATAGTAACTCTACTGATGCAGAATCAACTTTATCAACAACTTTAACTTCATTTGATAGTGATGGTTACACAGTAGAAACTGATGCTGGAGTTAATCAAAGTAGTGGAACTTACGCATCATGGAACTGGTTAGCTGGTGGAACAGGTGTATCAAACACAGATGGAAGTATCACATCAACAGTTTCAGCAAACACAACAAGTGGATTTAGTATTGTAACTTATACAGGTAATGGTAGTGCTGGTGCTACTATAGGTCATGGGTTGGGTGCTGTTCCTGCTTGTATAATACTTAAAAACAGAACACAGGTAACCCAAAGTTGGGCTGTGTATCACCATAAGATGGACGCAACGCCACAAGATAAACTAATGTACCTAGACCTAACAAATGCAGTTACTGATAGTAGTTCACCTTGGAATGATACTGCACCAACTTCTACTTTAATAACACTAGGTGGTGGTAATATTACAAGTGGAAATTATGACTATGTCGCCTACTGCTTCGCAGAGAAAAAAGGATTTAGTAAGTTTGGCAGTTACACAGGTAATGGAAATGCTGATGGTACATTTACTTATTTAGGATTTAAACCAGCTTTCGTTATAATAAAACAAACAAATGCTGCTGGAGAAAATTGGTTTATTTGCGATAATAAAAGAGCTGGTTATAATGCAGAAAATAATAGATTAATGCCTAATTTAACTGCTGCAGAACAATTAGATAGTCCAATAGATATTTTATCTAATGGTTTTAAAGCTAGAGAAACAGGAGCAAAAGTTAATGCTTCTGGCTCAACCTACATCTACATGGCATTTGCCGAAGAACCTTTAGTGGGAGATAACCCAGCAACAGCGAGGTAACTCGTGACAAGTATTCTAAAAAACAACACTATCCAAAATAGTAGTGGATCTAATATCATCAATGAGTCAAGTGGAACAGTAACCATGGCTGCATCTGGGAATACGGTCACCATTCCAGCAGGTGCAACGATGACAGCAGACTCATTATTAGTCAATGGTCAATCGGTTACGGGAAGAATATTTCCAACGGTATCCAGTATCAGTCCAACTACTGCATCAGCTGGCGTTCAAACATCAATTAGTATTACTGGATCCGGATTCATTGCAACACCGGTCGTTGAAGCAATTAGTTCAACTGGGGCCATAAATACTGCAGATACAGTCACTTACAATAGCTCTAGTTCTTTAACGTGTAATTTTACATTGATTGCAGGCACATATTATATTAGAGTAGAGAATAACACAGGTTTTGCAGGACGATCTGCATCAACTTTATTAACGGTATCATAATGGGTATATTAAAAGTAGACACAGTACAAGATCAAGATGGTAATGACATCATTCAAGAATCTGCTGGTACAGTAACCGTAGGTCAATCAGGCCAAACGGTTGCGGTTGCAGGTGGTGCTACTTTATCGGTCCCAACGTTATTAGTAAATGGTGAATCGGTAACTGCTATTACTTTACCAACCGTTACATCTATTTCACCTTCTGCTATAGAAAACACTCAAACGTCAGTAACGATTACTGGAACAAATTTCGTAAATGGTGCAGTGGTGAATGCTATTTCAACTACAGGTGCAATCTTTACAGCAGATACCGTAACCTTTAACAGTGCAACATCTATTACAGCAGCTTTTACTTTAGCAACCGATGGTAATTATTACATTAGAGTCGAGAATCCTGATGGATTAGCAGGACGATCTTCAACTGCTTTACTAACGGTTTCTGATGCTCCAACATGGAGTACCGCTGCAGGTAGTTTAGGTTCTGTTGCACAAGGTGGATCAATCAGCTTTACAGTTACTGCTACATCTGATAGTGCTGTAACGTATTCTATTGTATCTGGAGCTTTACCAACAGGTGGTAGTTTAAACAGTTCAACTGGAGCAATCACTGGAACAGAATCAGGAAGTGATACTTCAGAGACAACGTATAACTTTACAATAAGAGCAACAGATGCAGAAGCTCAAACTGCAGATAGAGCTTTCTCTATTACAGTAACAGTTTCAATTAACAATGCGGGGCAATTTAACTAATGGCTAGTACATATTTAAGTAAAACTTATGGTTCTGCTGGAAACAGAAAAACCATGACCTTTTCATTTTGGATTAAAAGAAGTAATTTAAGTACAAATCAATATCCAATGAGTATCTTCGATGGTGGCACTGGCTTTCAAGCAGATATGAGATTTGCTGCTACTACAGATGTTTTTAGAATGTATTCAACTGATACTTCTGGAACACCAGTTTTACATTTAATTACTGATAGAGTTTTTAGAGATGTATCAGCATGGTATCATATAGTGTGGGAAATAGATACTACACAAGCTACAGCATCAGATAGAGTAAAATTATATGTTAATGGAGTACAGGAAACATCATTTAGCACAGAAACATATCCAGCACAAAATACAGATTTAAGATGGAATGGTACATCTGGTAGTACAGGTGGAGTAACTCAAATAGGTGCTATTAATGGTGGTAATTTTATTGACGGCTATATGGCACACTTCCATTTCATAGACGGAACAGCTTATGACGCATCAACTTTTGGCGAAACAGATGCAACAACAGGAATATGGAAACCTAAAACTGCACCATCAGTTACTTATGGTACAAATGGATTCTTTTTAAAGTTTGAAAATAGTGGTGCTATGGGAACAGATAGTTCAGGTAATGCAAACAACTTCACAGTTAATGGTACAATGACACAAACGATTGATACCCCTAGTAATGTTTTTGCAACATGGAATAGACTTATTAAAAGTCCAATAACTTTATCTGCGGGAAACTTACAGATGGGTGGTGGTACTTTAAATTGGGATTCAACAGTTACAACTATTGTACCACAAAAAGGTAAATGGTATGCAGAAATAAAAGTCACAAGTCTTGTATATGATAATATAGGATTTGTAACCATTGACAGTTTTACAGATGGTACAGGAAGAATGTATGAAAAATCAAACAATATTACTTGGTTAAATAATGTTTCAACAATAAGAAATTATCAAGGTGCATCATCAACTACTGCTTCTGTTACAGGAGGAAGTAACTCTGGTTTTTCTCGTACTTCTGGAGATATTGTAATGTTAGCGCTTGATATGGAAAATGGTTACGGTTGGTTTGGAAAAAATGGTACATGGTTAAATTCTGGCGACCCAGCTAATGGCACTAATGCTTTTATTTTATCTAGTGATTATGCTAATGGTACAGCAATTTATGCAGGATATTATAGTGCAGTAATTCAAGCAAATTTTGGTAATGGATATTTCGGAACAACTGCTGTATCATCACCAGAAAACCCAGATGATGGAATCGGTATCTTTGAATATGCAGTTCCTACAGGGTATAAAGCATTATGTACTAAATCAATTAATGCACAGGAGTATGATTAATGGCACAGATTAATAAACCAACAGATTATTTTAATACTAAACTTTTTGTAGGTACAGGTGCATCACAATCTATAACAGGTGTTGGCTTTCAACCTGATTTTACTTGGATTAAAAATAGAAACTCAATTGATTGGCATTGGTTACAAGATGCAGTAAGAGGTGCTACTAAAGTAATATTTTCAAATACAAGTAATGCAGAAAGCACACAAGCACAAGGATTAACTTCTTTTAATTCTGATGGATTTACTGTTGGAACTGATACTGGAAATAATGGTAGTGGAAATAATATTGTATCATGGAACTGGTTAGGTGCTAATGGAACTGCATCAAACACAGATGGAAGTATCACATCAACAGTTTCAGCAAACACTACAAGTGGATTTAGTATTGTAACTTATACAGGTAATGGTTCTGCTGGTGCAACGATTGGTCATGGACTTGGAACTACACCATCATTTATTATAATTAAAAGTAGAAGTTCGGCTTATGGTTGGTATTGTTATCACAAAGGAATAGATGCTACAGCACCAGAAGATTATTTTATCAGATTAGACACAACTGATGCAAGGGTAAATAGTCCTGCAATTTTGAACGATACAGCACCTACAAATTCTGTTATTACTTTAGGTTCTAATGTAGCCGCAAATGGTAGTGGTTTAACCTATGTGGCATATTGTTTTGCACCCAAAAAGGGATTCTCAGCTATGGGACAGTACACAGGTAATGGAAGTACAGATGGAACATTTGTTTATACAGGATTTAAATCTGCGTTTGTTATGTTCAAAAATATTACTAATGGAGCAGTTTCTTGGTATATGTTTGATAACAAAAGAAATGGATATAATGGAGATAATAAAAGTTTAAGACCAAATACAAGTGATACTGAAACATCAGCTTCTAATTATCCTTTAGATATTTTAAGTAATGGTTTTAAACTTCTTTCAACTAATAATGAAGTTAATGGTTCAGGAGATACATACATCTATACGGCATTTGCAGAAAATCCTCTAGTCGGAACAAATAACATCCCAGCAACGGCGAGGTAGCCGTGTTTTTTGGTGCAACTTCCTTTGCTGCAGCACCCTTCTCGGATGTAGGGTTTAATCCAAATGCATTAGTTAATGTATTAGGTTCACAGATTAATCAATCGAATAATACCGTTACAACTATTGGTAAAGCAATTGTTCTACCAACAGGAATACAGAACAATTTTTCAATTGGTAATTTAGTTGTAAGAATCAATCAAACAGCATCACCGACGGGTGAAGCATTTACTTTTGCAACCGGGAATGTAACCGTTGTTGCAGATGCTAACTTTGCAGTTACGGGTAATCAATTTAATTTCAATACAGGTACTGTCAATGTAGCAGACGTTGTTGGAGTATCCGGTAATCAATTAAACTTTGACACAGGTGATGTATCGTTAGTTGGTAATGCAAATATTTTACCAACAGGATCACAGATTAATGAAGCAACTGGAACAGTTACTTTTGCATTTAAATACAATGTCGTTGGATCAAGAATTAATACTGATACTGGAATAGTTACCACAACTGCTACAGCAAATGTCTTGCCTACTGGATCAAGAATTAATACAGATACCGGGGATGTTACCATCGTTGCAAAAGCAAACGTTTCAGTTACTGGTAAAAGAGTTGATATTACCGTTGGCAATGTTACAACTAAAGCAAACGCAACTGCTATTGTTACAACCAATAGACAGAATTTATCTACTGGAACAGTTACCATTCAAGCGAATGCTACAGTACTTCCAGCAGGAAGTAGTTTAGAAATTGGAACAAGTATGGTAAACGTTAAAAAATGGGATGGTATTGTACCAGGTGCAAATCAAACTTGGGTCCCTGTACAAACGAGTAGAGGCTAATTATGTTTTTTGGAACAACTTCATTTTCATCAGCACCTTTTGCAGGAGTTGGAATTACTAACATTGTAGTTAATGCTACTGGTGCTCAAATAAATGTAGCAATTGGTAATACAACAATAAATCTAGTAACAACTGTCCCTGTAACTGGTAATAAATTTAACCTTGCAACTAACACCATAGATGTGATATCATGGAACCCAATAATTCCAGGAGCAACTGGTATTTGGATTCCAATAGATCCAGATAACCCATAGGAGAATAAATGGCATCAAGTACGTCAAATGATTTAAAATTAGAACTCATTACTACCGGTGAAAAATCAGGTACATGGGGAACTATTACAAATACAAACTTACAAATTTTAGAACAAGCAGCATCAGGATATTTATCTTTAAATGTAGGGTCAAGTGATGTCGCATTATCATTAGCTAATTATGCAACATCAAATGGTAAAAATTTATATTACAAATTTACAGGTATCTTAACTGCAGATAGAATTGTAACAATGCCAGACTCTGCTGAGAGAGTTTTTATAGTTGAAGATGCAACGGACCGATCTTCTTCTTTATATACATTAACAGTTAAAACAGTTTCAGGAACAGGTTTAACTTTACCAATTGGATCAACAACTGTGTTATATTCTGATGGAACGAATATTACCGGTAAACTACAAACTAAAGGTTATGTTACACCAGGAGCAACTTATACTACAGTTAATGGTGATCAAGTTCTTGTTGATACATCAGGAGGAGGTATAGGTACACCGGTTACGATTAATTTACCAGCATCTCCATCGGTTGGTGATGAAGTTCATTTTATAGATAGTGGTAATAACCTTGCATCAAACAATTTAACAATTGGTAGAAACAGTTCTAATATTTTAGGATCGGCTTCTGACTTAACTGTATCTACAAACTCAGCGGCATTTACATTAGTGTATGTTAATGCAACAAGAGGCTGGATATATAAAGACAACATATAAGGAGCTAAACAATGGCTCTAATTGATTTTAAAGTTTTACCTGGAATAGATAAACAGGATACCTCAGCAGGCGCAGAGTTTCGTTGGGTAGATTCTGATAATGTAAGATTTAGATATGGACTTCCAGAAAAAGTTGGTGGTTGGTCATCACTTGTTACTGATACCATCGTTGGAGTTGCAAGAAGTGAATTTGCATTTGTTGATTTAGATGGAAATAGATATGTTGCAATAGGAACAGATAAGTTTTTATTAATTTATTTTGAAGGTCAATTGTATGACATCACACCATTAAAAGCGACATTAGCTTCTGCAACTATTGCAACAACAGACGCATCAGCTATTTGTAATATTACAACCGGATCTAATCATGGTTTATCAGCAGGAGATATTGTATTACTTGATAATGTAACTTTACCTGCAGGAACTGGTTTTACAGATGCAGACTTTGAAGATAAACTGTTTCAAGTAACTAGTATTGTATCTGCAACAGAATTTACTATTACTCAATCAACTAATGCAACAGCAACAGTAAGCACTGGTGGAAGTATAGATGTGATACCTTACGAACAAGTGGGTCCAGCAGAACAATCGTATGGTTATGGTTGGGGTATTGATACCTGGGGCAGTGGTGCCTGGGGCGAGGCTGCTTTAGCCTCAGACGTGAGTCTGGAACCAGGCCTCTGGAGTTTAAGTAATTATGGTCAAGTATTAGTTGCAACGATTGCAAATGGAAAAACATTTACATGGAATGCAGGAGACGCTGCAAGACTGGTAACTAGAGCATCTACAACGACATTTGCATTTGAAACAACTAATAATCCAACTGCATCAAGAATAACACTTGTATCTCCTACAACACGTCATTTAATTCATTTAGGAACAGAAACGATTATAGGAGATACCACTACTCAAGATAATATGTTTGTAAGATTTTCAGATCAAGAAAATATAAATTTATATACACCCACTGCAGTCAATACTGCTGGTTCACAAAGATTACAAGATGGAACTAAAATTGTTGGAGCATTAAAAGCAAAAGAAACAATTCTCGTTTGGACGGATAATGCCTTATATACTATGAGATTTGTAGGTGCACCTTTTACATTTGGATTTGAACAAGTAGGTACAAACTGTGGATTGATTGGTAAAAATGCAGCTGTTGAAATAGATGGTGTTGCGTTTTGGATGTCTAATAATGGTTTCTTTATGTTCGATGGTACTGTTAAATCATTACCTTGTTCAGTTGAAGATTATGTCTATGATGAAGCAGATACTACAAAAGGTCAACAAATTTATGCAGGATTAAATAATCAATTTACAGAAGTAACTTGGTATTATCCATCACAAAATTCTGATTTTAACGATCAATATGTAGTATTTAATTATGGAGAACAAATGAAAGGTGGTGTTTGGTATACAGGAACAGAAGCAAGAACTTCTTGGATTGATTCTACAATTTACCCTAATCCAATTGCAACTAAATTTGATAGTACTGAGTCAGGTACTTTTCCAGTGATTATAGGTCAAAATGGTTTAGGACAAACTACATTATTTGAACATGAAGTAGGTACTGATCAAATAAATCCAGATGGTACCACAACTACTATTAAATCTTATGTACAGTCCTATGATTTTGATTTACAACAAAGACAACAAAGTGCTCAAGGTCAACCAACAGGACCTTCTGTTGCGGGTGAAGTATTTTTAGCAGTAAGACGTTTTGTACCTGATTTTAAAGATTTACAGGGAAACTGTAAAATTACTTTAGCAGTCAAAAGATATCCTCAACAATCTAGCACTGCAACTGCGTTGAGTCCCTTTACAATTACACCGACTACTGATAAAAAAGATACAAGAGCCAGAGGAAGGTTTGTTAATATTAAAATAGAAAATGATGGTATTAGTCAATCTTGGAGATTTGGCACTTTCAAAATTGATATACAACCTGATGGTAGACGATAATGGCTAAAATAGTAGTAAGAATACCAGAACCAAAAGAAGAATATGATGTTTCTAACCAGAAACAAATTAATAGAGCAATTAATTTGATTGTTGAACAATTAAATTCTACATACTTACAAGATTTGAAAGAAGACAGTGAACGATATGCTTGGTTCAAAGGTGGTAATAATGGAGGGGATTGTTAGTGTCTTGTAATAATGTCAATCCAATAACAGGTGGAAGTACAGTTGATGACATTCCATTTTATTTAGCTGTACAGCAAGGTAAAGTTCCTGGTTATTCTATGGTTAATAAGTTTGGATATAATAGTTCTATTGGATCAGGTGCTTTTGAAACTATTTGGGAAACAGGAGACGACTATCCTTGGCAATCTACAGCTGTTACTGTTGATGTAGTAAGTGATGATACTAATGACGATGTAGCGGGAACAGGTGCTAGAACTTTGAAAATACAAGGTTTAGATAGTTCTTATAATTTAGTTGAAGAAACTGTTGACATGGATGGAACAACTACAGTTACAACCACACAAACTTTTTTAAGAGTATTTAGAATGTCTGTTGAAACAGCAGGAACATCTGGAAATAATATTGGAAATATATCTGTAACTTATACAGGGGGATCAGATGTTGCTGCAACTATAACTGCCGGTAATGGACAAACACTTATGACACTATACACTATACCTGCGGGTTATACTGGTTATTTACTATCAATGAATATATCATCTGGTAAAGACCAAGAAATGGAATTTAAATTTATACAACGAGATAATACTATTGCTAATGCAGGGTTTCAAACAAAACAATTTTTAGATGTTAGAGGCGGACAGACAACTGTTATATTTAATGCAATCAATGTAATACCTCAAAAATCAGATATTTATGTTTCTGGAAAGGCGAGTTCTACCTCTTCTGCTTCTGCTTCATTTGATTTATTATTAGTACAGGATGGATATTAATGGCAAACGTATATAAAAACGCATTTTATGAACCAACTGGGACAAGTCCAGAAACAATATTTACTTGTCCAACTGAAGCTAGAGCTATATTTCAAACAATACAATTAACAAATACAGGTGGAAATAAGACTGTAAAAGTGTATATTTATGATAGTTCTGCTACAACAGAGTATCTAATAGCACATGCTGAGATTACAGGTCCTACTATCTGTAATGTATTAAAAGGGTCTGTGGTATTAGAAGAATCAGATGAATTGAGGATTGAAACTACTGATATTTCTGGTATAAGTGGAACAGCGGCTTTACTAGAAGTTAGTAGAGTTTATATAGCAGACGCAGGATCATAGGAGTAATATGGCATTCAAAGAAGAAGCAGAAGTAAATTACACAATCATAAATGGTAAAAAAGTACCAGTGGTTAAATGTGAAACTGAAGTTGTATTAAGAAACACAAAAACTAATTACGAATATAATTCAGATAAAGAAGCAGAAGATGATATTTCAAACCCATCGACAGCTACTGTAAAAGAAGATATAACTAGATCATTAAAAATTAAAGTGGCTGCGATGCCACCATTAGGAGCAGCATCAGAATAATGCCAATTTCAAGATCACAAATGGAAAGACAACTTCGTATGGGTGGAGGCATCATGAGTGTTACACCTAGAGAAAAATATGGTTGGGGAAGTTCTTTAAAAAAATTTGCAAAAAAAGTTACAAGTCCAGTAACAAAAATAGCTAAGAAAATAGTCCCTAAAGAAATTGCAGGTATTATGAGAGTGGCTTCACCTTTCTTGCCACCGGGATATAGAGAGGCCGCATACTTATTAGGGACAGCAAAACAAACAGGTAGAATTAGTCCTGTTGATTTAGCTTTAGCTGCAGTACCTACATTTTTAGAAAAAACACCAATGGGTCAAAATTTATCTAATTCATTTAAAATGAGTAGACCTGGACAATTTTTATTAGGTCAAGGCGTTATGACTCCTGGTGGCAGAGAAGTTGCTACTAAAGGAATTTTAGGATCAGGTGGTAAAATGTTTCAATTTGGAAAAGGTGTTGGACTTTCAGCTTTTGCAGATCAAACTAAATTAGGTAAATTTATAGATAATAATAAGCTTCCTTTAGGCGCTGCAGCAATAAGTGGTCTTGCCGGATACATGACTCAACAAGGAATGAGTGATGAACAAATTGAAGAAGTGAAACAAAATCCAGAAGCATTGAAAACATATTTAAGAGAATACTATTCAGCTTTAAATCCAAAAGCTAAACCTCAAGAGGTAGAAAATTTTGTACAAATAAATACTGCAGAGTATAGAGCTGATGGTGGTAGAATAGGTTTTCAAGATGGTGAATTAGCTACAAATACTGAACTCAACTATGACCCTTATAAAAAGTTTGATTTTCGTACTGGCGTTGGATCACGTTATGATGATATTGGTGCATCCATTGTTCCTGGTGACGTAAGTAAAGCAGCACCTTGGGGCATATTATATCCAGAAAATGCACCCATTGTAGAAGCGGATTGGAGAAGACCAGATCTTAAACCTTTAGATGATTTAGAAGGTTTAAGAGATCCTTTTCAACCAATAATGACACCTCAAGCACCTACAGAAATTCCTGAATCTAAAATGAGTGATTATGATTATAGTGTCATAACAGAACCAGCAAAACAAATTGCTAAAAATATTGCACTTAAAGAAATAGTTAAAAAAGGTGCTGCTCAAACTGGAATTTTAGGAGGTATTTTTAGTAGTTTACCTCAAATAGCTGCATTAAAAGGAGTTTATGATTTATTTAAATATCAAACCAACAAACCTTCTGCAGAAAATGTTATTTATGGAACAGAAGATAAAACTTATGGAACTGATAGACTAGGTTTTCAACAAGGTTCAAATCCTTTATATGAAAAAGTACAACAGTATTTATCACAACCACTTCCAGGAACAACTGCAACCTCTACACCAGCACCAGCACCAGCTGCAACATCAGCAGCGACTACACAAACTTTAAACCCATATGGATTAACTCCGGAACAATTAACAAAATTAACTACAATGGATCCACTTTATTCAACTTTACCAAGTAAAGAACAAATATATGACATATATGGATATGAATATAAACCAGATGATCTTTATAATTATCAAGTAGGAGGAGCAACACCAGAAGGATATAGAAAAGTAGACATAAATGGTGATTTTATTTTTGAAAAAAAATACCCAATGCCATTAAATCCAATTATCTTTGATCTTAAAAATCCATACACTGATCCTGAAAAACAAGGTGAAGCGTATGGAGAATATTTAAGAAGTGTAGGATTTAATAATGGTGGTAGAGCTCAATATGGAGAAGGCACTACAGAAATGGGAATGATAGATCCTAAAAAAGTTAAACAGGCTCAAACAATGATTAAAATGGGTGCAGATGTTAGTACCATATCATCTATAACAGGTTTAACTGAAGCACAAGTAAATCAAATACAACAGACACAAGGTAAGGCTAATGGGGGTAGAATGGGTTACGGCATGGGTAGCCTTGTTTCTAAATTTGTTAAAGAAAACCCTGAAATTTTTAAACCAGTATCTCAAAGTAAAAAAGTTTTATCCCCTTCAATTAATGGAACGGGAGGAATGTTAGCTAAATTTGTAAAAAATAATCCTGAAATATTCATGAATTTAAATTCTGAAGAAGATGAAGAAGACAGAAATATGGTAGCTTATGGAGGTAGAATGGGTTACGCTTATGGAAATAAACCAGAAGATAACGCGATTCAGGCATCAGGGATTGAAGGATTGCCATTGAACCAAAATCCAGCAGGTATAACAGAATTAGACCTTAGAGATAGTGGTGGATTTATTCCTCCAGTTGGTGTAAAAGAAAAGGCAGATGACATTCCTGCAATGTTATCAAATAATGAATTCGTGTTTACAGCAGATGCTGTAAGAGGAATGGGTGATGGCGATGTCAATAAAGGTGCTCAACGTATGTATGACATGATGAAAAAATTAGAAAATGGAGGAAGAGTTTAATGGCTGTATCAGAATCAAGAATATTACCACCAGCGTTTATAGAAGCTGCTGGTAAAACATATTTAGGTGATCTTGCAACTGCAACAGGTCAATTTAAAACAGCTGATCTTTCAAAAGTATATGGTCCACAATTTGTGGCTGGAATGGATCCATTACAGCAACAAGCTATTAAAACATTAACTGGTGGAATTGGAGCATATCAACCTTATTTACAAGCGGCAGGAGCTGCTACCGGACCTACAGCTTATCAAGCTTATATGTCTCCGTATCAACAAGATGTTATTGATACAACTTTACAAGAATTTGATATTCAAGCACAAAAAGGTTTGCCAGCAATCGGACAAGCAGCTTATCAAGCAGGTGCATTTGGTGGAGCAAGACAAGGTGTTGCAGAAGCGGAATACGGTGCACAATCTGCTAGAAACAGAGCTGCATTACAAGCACAATTATTACAACAAGGTTTTGGTCAAGCACAAAATTTAGCTGCACAACAATATCAACAACAGTTAGGTTTAGGTCAAGCTCAACAAGCATTTATGGGTCAAGATATTGCTAGTTTAAGTAGTTTAGGTGCAGGTGTACAAGCGCAAAGACAAGCTGAATTACAAGCTCAACAACAACTCGCTCAACAACAATTACAACAACCAATGCAAGCTGCACAACAATATGGTGCAGGAGTTACAAGTTTAATAGCAGGATACCCTGGACAAACTACACAAACAATGACTCCATCCCCTAGTCCAATATCAACAGCACTAGGAGTTGGATCTACACTTGCAGGATTAGTGAGAGCGTTTAATCCACCTCAAATTAATATAGGTAAAACAAATTCATAATGAGTAGAGTATTTAGAAGACCAATGTTTAGAAAAGGTGGTAATGTCGGTGAAGGCATTATGTCTGGTATTAGAGAAAATTATTCAGAAGGTTCGGCAAGAGAAAGACTTGCTAGAGTCGCAGCAGAATATCCAAGTAGTGCTATTGATCCAGTATCACAATTTTTAATACAGGGTGGTATGAATTTAACATCACAACCTCAAACAGGTGGAGGCCTATTTGCCGATGTTTCAACTGCATTAAAAGATCCTACCTCACAATTATTTCAAGGTTTAGCTGAAAAAGGTCAGTTCGAAAAGAAACTAGCTTTAGAAGGTGAGATATTAGATATTGAAAGTGAAAGAGAAGAGAGAATTGCTAAAATGAGAGCACAAAACAAAGATATATATGCTGCACAACTTTATGAAACTCAAGTTGAAAAAATGAGAGATAACTTAGTAGATGCTGCAGAAGCTAGAATTATTTCTAAATTTAAAGGTGCTAAAGCAGATGATATATCTAGAAAAACAACGGATTTTATCATGCAAGCTCCATCAAATTTAAAAGGTAATTTAATTGATATTGATTATGTTGATGTGGGTAAAAAAGGTGTAAGTCAATATGTTCCTGATTTAAGTAATGTTCAAGTTGGACAAATTTTTTATGATGCAACTTTGGGCCAATGGAAAAAAAGAGTTGGTGAAGGTCAAGGTAGATTAGATTTTGTAACACTAGATCCATATTCGGGTTATAAAGAAATAGAAATAGATCAATAGGAGGCGAAATGGCTTTTGATCCATACGATCCTAAAAACAACCCTACACTAAAAGGGATTGTTCCAAAAAAAGAAAACAAGCAAGAAGATAATTACGAAGATATAAATCAACTTAACTATGGTGAAATTACATTAACACCTGATGCAGAAGACGATAACGAAGTTTCTGGTGCAACTGCTTTCGTAGCAGGGTTAGCATCTGGTTTAATAAAAGTACCTGAAGGAGTTGTATCTTTAGGAGCAGAACTAATTGATTTAGGTGCAGGTACAAATACAGCCGCATCTGTTGAACAATTTTTTGATAAAATAAATCCATTTGAAGAATTAGCTGAACAAAGAGCTATTGGAAGATTAACAGAAGCTTTTGTACAAATAGGTATTCCAGGAGCTGCGGGGGCAAAGCTTGCAACTAAACTTGCAACAAAAGCATTAAAAGCAAAAAGAGCTGGTAAGTATGCAAGTTTTAAATCTGCCAATACTAAAAAAGGAATAGAAAAAGCAAAACAATTAAATGATTTATCTAAAACACAAAGGTTTGGAGCTATTGTCGTAGGAGGTGCAGCAGGTGAAACGTTAGTTGCTGATGTAGAAAAAATAGGAACTTTTGGTGATTTATTTGAAGCAGGTCCTACTGAATTAGATAGAGATGTTGAATCTGATCCATCAGATGATGCAAGTAGAAAATTATTAAATAGAGTTAAGTTTGGATCTGAGTCTTTACTATTGACACCTTTTGTTTATGGAGTAGGAGCAGGTGCAAAAACTTTAGCAAAAAGAGGTAAAGAGCTTGCTTACAGTAATTCTAAGATAGAAAGAGGATTAGATAAATTAGCTTCTGCATTTAGATTTAGAGGAACTAAACCACAAGAAATTGCTTTAGCTAAACAAACTCAACAAGCAAGACAGATGAGAGATACCAATTTTTCTGAAGAAATGGTTGCAAGAATTGATAAAGATGTCAACAAAGTATTTCCTGAATTTAGAAAATTCTTTAATGCATCTAGTGTGGAAGAAAGAAAAAATTTTTTAAAACTTTTAGATGATACCTTATTTGAAGGAGACCTAAGAGCACCTTTAGATTCTAACCTTTCTAATCAAATAGAAAAAACTATTATCAAAAGAATGGGTAGAAAAAATGGAGTGGAGGTTTCTGAAAGTATTTTAAAAACATTAAACAAAACAAGGGGAGAGTTTAATAATTTATTAGAGATTACCGCATCTGGACCAGGAGCAAAAGTAGACTTACCTACAGGTGTTACAAGAGATTTGAGACAAATCATGGGTAACCGAGTTAAAAACTATATTGGTAATACATTTGAAATATTTGAAGATGCAGAAGCAGGATTCTTTTCTAAGTATAAACCAACTAAAGAAGCTGTAGATCAAACAAAAAAACTATTTATGAGATATGCAGCTAAAAACAATAATCCAATTACAGATTTAGAAGCAGAAGGTATGGTTAATGATATTATTAAACAAGTTAGAAAGATGGATCCATCCAAAGACACTTTACCTACATTTGCATATCAAAATTTATCTAAAGCAGCTGATGATGCGTATGGTTTAAAAACATTTTCACAAACACTTACAAAAGATTTACCTGGTGGTAAAAAAGAAATTCAAGTTATTGGTAAAGGTTCTAAAGTATTTAGAGAATTATTTGGTGAAATAAATGATGCAAGACATTCTATCTTTGAAGGTATGAATAGATTATCTACTGTTGCAAGAAAAAATCAATTGTTTGATGAAATATTAGATACCGATCAAGTTATGAAAGATGCTGTGAAATCAGATACTCCATTAGGTCAAAGAGGATTTTTTCATGATAGTCCATTAGCAGCTAAGAGAGCTTTTGGTCCAGAAGCTGATGTTGTTAAAATGGATGATTATGTAAAAGATTATTTTAAAGATGGAGTTTTAATTAATAGACTTGCAGGCACTTATACAACTAGAGAAATTGCAGAAGGATTTACCAATGTTAGTAATATTCAAAACTGGATGCGAGGAGAAGCTGAAGGACAAGGTGCTGTAGGTAAAACTTTTTCATGGGCTTGGCGTAATTTATTATTAACACCTAAAGCAGGTGCGCAATATGCCAAAACAATTTTATCTATACCAACACACATTAGAAACTTTTTAAGTTCTAGTGCATTTGCATTAGCGAATGGAACTGTTGGACCTGGTTTTGGTAAAGCAATGAATCAGGCATTTGGTAGTGTTCAAGTTGGTGGACCTAGAAAACCCATATCGCAAGAAAAATACAGAGAATATTTAGAACTTGGTATTACTAATACTAACGTAAGATTAGGTGATCTAAGAAACTTAATGAAAGACGTTCGTTTTGGTGAAGGTAATATTGCAACAGACAGTATTTTAAAACCTATGATTAATACTTTAGGTAAAAAAGTGTCAAGAGGAATTAAAAAAGGTGCTAAGTTTATGCAAGATTTATATGTTGCAGAGGATGATATTTGGAAAATTGTAGGTTATGAAACTCAATTACTTCAAAGGGGTAATGCCTATAAAAAAGCAGGTATTAAAATGTCTGATGATGCACTTAAAAAAGAAGTAGCACAAATAGTACAAGATACTATTCCAAACTATGCTAAGGTTGGTGAGTTTGTAAGAGCAGCTCGTATGTCTCCTTTTGGTAACTTTATGTCATGGCCTTCAGAAATTTTTAGAACAGGTACAGGTATTTTTAGACAAATTATGAAAGATTTAAAAGATCCAATTACCGGTTCAATTAATCCTATTACTAGTAAAAACCCTATGAAAGCACTGGCAATGAAAAGATTGATAGGTACTACGGTAGCAATGGGCGCAATTCCATATGGATTAATTAAAGGATCTCAAGCTATCTTTGGTGTAGGTAATGACGAAGCAGATGCTGCAAATGATTTTGTTGCACCATGGGCAGAAAATTCTCAAAAAATATATATGAGAGATCCGGAAACAGATGAATTATATTATATTAACTGGTCACAAAATAATGTTTATGATACTTTAACTAGACCTTTTCAATCAGTTTTAAGAAATATTCAACAAGGTATTGAAGACGAAGAAATATTATTAAAAGGTTTTGTTGAAGGAATAGCAAGAGCAGCGGGAGAAACTGCATCACCATTTATATCTGAATCTATTTATACAGAAGCATTTATGGATATATTTGCTAGAGAAGGAATGACTAGAGAAGGTAAAAAATTATATAATGATCAGACACCTGATTCAGAAAAAATTGCAATCATCATGCAACATTTATCAAAAACTTTATTACCTACAACACAACCTTTTCAAAGAACTAAAAAAGCATTTACTGGTGAAGCTGGAAAAGGTGGTGAAATATATGAAATACCTTATGAGCTTGCAGGTATATTTGGTTTCAGACCAATTAAAGTTGATCCAGAAAAATCTTTAGGATTTAAATTATTTGAATATCAAAAAGGTATTTCTGATTCTAGAGGTTTATTTACAAAAGAAATAGATCCAACAGATATGAAAACACCTTCTGACGTTATTGATAGATTTTTTACAGCTAACCGACAGATGTTTGAAGTTAAAAAGAAAATGTTAAAAACTATTGATAATGCAAAAACATTAGGATTGAAAGATGATAAAATTTATGAAATCTTTGACAAACGTGGACTAGGTTCAGTATATAATGAATTGACTTCAAATAGATTTAAACCTTATTATCCATCTAAAAATATTATCGAAAGATTTGAAGACCTATCTAAAGATGCTGGAGTGCCTAATGTATTTGAACAAGCAGAAAGTACTCTAGGTCAAATGGAAGATAGAATGTATAGATTAAATTTATATCAAGACTGGGATATAGATTTACAAGATTTTTTACCTGATACAGAACCTGAAGGTCAATCTGCATTACCTCCTACACCAATGCCTGCACAAGAAGTAGTACAAACAGCAGCGGTTCAGGCACCAGGGGTCATGAATCAAGGTTTGACTGCAACAGAAAATGCGTTATTATCAGAAGAGGAAAAACAAATAACTTTAAGAAACAGAGGTTTAGTATAATGAATTATTTGGG